GGCGGCGTTTGCTGCGGATCACGAGATTAATCTCACGGCTTGCCTTGTGCAACTAATGATGGAGATCAAGTTCAAGTAATGGCACGGAATCGCAGCGTAAAAAAAGGCAGAGTCTTCAAAGATTTCAAGGACAGGCGTGAGTATCAGACTGCGTTGACCCCTGATGATTTTCCTGATCCCCCGTATTACTCCATAATGCCTAAAGAAATACGGCAAATGATGAAACAGGATATTACCCGTTTGACAAGGGTTCAACTAGATGAACTGTTCCGCATCAGCAAGCAGTACAGAAAAGAATATAACCGCAGAAAGAGTAGCCGATGACTCACACCCTGAGTGATTATTTAAATGCGATCAATGTTTCAAAGGATCCGCTACTAGACAGTAGCGAGTCTTACACGAAGCAGTCGTATCCACCGTTCGTGGTTACCCGTTGCCTGTCGTACTTTCCTGATACCCTGTTCGCAGCAAACGAGATGAATACTCGTCCACTTATAGATTCAAAAATGCACTTTGACTTCCTGCGGGGAGCAGTTCGTCCCCGCAAGCGGTTCTCCAAATGGCTAAAGCGGGAAGACGATAGTCGTGTGGCGGCTCTAGTGGAGTACTACGGTATATCTTCCCGCAAGGCGCGAGAAGCCCTGTCTGTGCTGTCTGAAGCCGATCTAGAGGAGATTGTTGCGGCTGTGGATAAAGGTGGACGAAGCAAATAATCTAAATACTTCCATGTGCGGTTCCGAATTATCAGGAGTGAGCAGAACATGGAAGCAGACGAACGATATATTGATCTTGAAACCACTGATCTGCTAGAGATCAGTCTACAGAAACCCGATGACTTTCTTAAAGTCCGTGAAACCTTGACGCGTATTGGCGTTTCGTCTCGCGCAGAAAAGAAGTTATGGCAGTCATGCCATATTCTGCACAAGAAGGGTAAATATTACATTGTGCATTTCAAGGAAATGTTTGCCCTAGACAGTTTGCCTACCTCCATAAATAGTGAGGACATTGGACGGCGTAACACCGTTGCGTGTCTCCTTGAGGAGTGGGGGCTGATTAAGATCGTGGACAAAACCAAGATTACAGAAAAAGTGCCACTCAATAAAATAAAGATCCTTCCATTCAAGGAGAAGGGTGAGTGGGAATTGTGTCCTAAATATCACATCGGTCGTTCCAAGAAGAACATTAAGACCGAAGAGTAGACAACGGAGATTTATATTATGAGCAGACTTGTGATCAAGTTCCCTACGCGGAACCGACCCGAAAAATTCAAAACCGTCTTTTCCCGCTACCTCACCTTTTTGAGTGGACGGCATGATGTTCGTTTCATCCTGACAATGGATGAGGATGATCTCACCATGAATAATCCTGAAATGCACCAGTGGATTGCCACTCGCGCACAGAATGCACAGATTGAGTGCTTCTACGGAAACTCTAAGTCCAAGATTGAAGCCTGTAATGCCAACCTAGAAGGCGTTGACGGCGATGTGCTGCTGCTTGCTTCTGATGACATGGTGCCCGTGCAGATGGGTTACGATGATATAATCTTTGGTGCTTTCTCTCAAACCTTTCCTGACTTTGATGGTGCAATCAAGTTTTGGGATGGGCTGCGTCCAAAGGAAGATCCGCTGATGACTCTCACAGTCATGGGCTTCCCCCTGTACAAGCAATTCGGATACATTTACAATCCTGAGTATAAGTCTCTGTACTGCGACAATGAGCAGACACAGGTTTGTGCCACGCTGAACAAACTGCGCCGTTGTGACTTGTGCATTATTCAGCACCAGTGGACGAGTGAACCGTTTGACACCCTCCACGCTCGTAACGAGAACGCCGAGATGTACGGTGTGGACGGTGAAACATTCAAGCGTAGATCCGAAAACAAATTTAACATGGAGGAAATGTTCAATGCCAGTACCAGCAAGTGAAATCAAGTTCAGCATTCTGATGCTGGCTATCCCCGAACGCATCGAATCCATGACCGCTGCGGTCAAGCACCTACAAGAGCAAGCCGATGCTGTAGGACAAGGCAAGGCTGTAGAAATTCTTGTGCTACTCGACAACCGCTCCAAGAGCATTTCCGAAAAGCGCAACGACCTCTTGCAAATAGCACGGGGCAAGTACATTGCGTTCTTGGACGATGACGATGCAGTTAGTAAGGAATATATGGCAAAGATTATTACAGCCATTGATACCTATGACGGTATTGACTGCATCTCGTTTAACCAGTGGTGTAGTATTGACGGTGAACCAATGGATGTAGAGTTTGCCATTGGAAATCCTCACGGGCAGTTGTGGCGTGACGAAGACGGTTTCCTTGGCAATATTAAGCGTCCTCCGTACCATATGTGCCTGTGGCGCAGCGAAATTGCCAAGAGTGAATTGTTTAATCCTGTGTACGGAGCCAATGGTCAGTCTTCTGAAGACATTGATTGGTTGCTTCGCCTGTATCCAAAGATTCAGACGGAGCACCACATTGATGACTCCCTGCACGGGTACATCTACAGTTCACAGACAACCACTTCCCTTGTTCCACAGGAGCAGCAATGAAAGTAATCTCGTTCAGCCTGTGGGGCGATAAGCCCACATATACCGTTGGTGCGATCAAGAATGCCGATCTTGCGGCTACACTGTTTCCTGATTGGACTTGTGTGTTTTATTGCTTTAGTTCTGTTCCAAAGGAAATAATTGCAGAACTTCAATCCCGCAAGAATGTGATTGTGCGGATGATAGACGGTGATTACAATACAGAAGACAGCCGTGGAATGTTCCACCGATTCCTTCCCGCTGACGAAGAAGGCGTAGAGTACATGATGTCTCGTGACACAGATTCTCGTTTATCCCATCGTGAGCGGCTTGCTGTTGAAGAATGGTTGGCTAGTGGAGCCGATCTTCATGTTATGCGTGATCATCCTTATCACGGTGCGCCAATACTTGGTGGTATGTGGGGTGTTAAGGGCGGAAAACTCAAGGGAATTTCTCGCGATATGGAAGAGTTTCAGCCAAGCAGCGATAAGGGACAAGACCAGTCTTTCCTGTGGGAATGGGTGTGGAGCAAGGTTACTGATGATGAAATCACCTGCTGTGTACACGATCCATTTTTTCAGAAGGCTCCATTCCCTACTGGTGCTACTCGTGGAGAAGAGAATGGTGGAGTATGGTTCGTGGGACAATGTTTTGACGAAAACGAAAATCACAACAGCGAATCAGATATTTCCGTATTGCAGAAAGCAGAAACCATATGATTGATCCATGTCTCACCCATATTCCCATTCTCGCAAAGTGCATCTCCAAGTTTGGTGGAAATGTACTTGAGTTTGGCACAGGAATGGGGTCTAGTCCAATTATGTGTACTCTAGTCGAAGGAGAACTTTGTTCTTTTGAGTCCAATGAATCTTGGCACAAGATGATGAGTTCGGAAGTTCATGGAAAGAATCTGTGGAAGAAGCCCAACCACAATTTGCATTTCATCCCTAATGGAAATTGGGATGCAGTGTACGATATCGTTGATTGGAACAAGCATTGGAGTATTGCTTTTGTGGATCACGCTCCTGGTGAACGGCGTATTGTAGACATCCTGCGTCTGAAGGATAAGGTTGATGTGATCTTGTATCACGATTCTGAAGAGCCATCATACGGTTGGAAACACTTGGAAGGACATTTCAGTTCGATCTATGACTACAATATGTTTCCTGTAAAGACTACGGTTGTCAGCAACAAATATGATTTGAAAGAGTTGCTTGGATGAAAACCGCAGTAATAATCTCTGGTGATGCACGAACATTCGTGGATTGTTACCCTTCCCTGAATGCCTGTATTCTCTCTCAAAATGATTGTGATTTATTTTTGCATCTTTGTGAGGATACAAATACAGAACAAGTTCTGAAAACATATTCTCCAAAGCGATTCGTGGTGGAGAATAAATCTTCTGTTGTGTTTCCTGTTCCCGCCGCTTGTGAATCAAACAAGCCTCCCGAAGTAAACTCATTTGGAGTCATGTGTCAGTGGAGAAACATTGAGATTGCATTCGGTTTGATTGACGGCGAATACGATTGCATCTTGAAGACTAGATACGATTTAAAATACACTAATCCAATCATACTCAAAGATTTTGATATGAATATGTTGAATGTTCCTCTTGGTGGAGATTGGCGTGGAGGTATGTTCGACATGATGGCTTTTGCTTCACCAAAAATTATGTCCAATTATTGTTCCATGTTCAAGAGAATTGGTGCATACTGCGAGAGCGGTATCCCGTGTCATTCGGAGATACTCAATCGCCATAACACTCGTGACGAGGTGGTGAACCGTTTTGAATACACCGTTCTACTGCGAAAGCAGTTTGATCGCGGATACATAGAAGACAGAGTTTTCACTTTGAGGTGACCCGTGATTGATATTGTGACACTTTCTTGTAATGATGACCCCATCTACTGGGAGTTCTGGAATCCCATTTCCAAGCATTGGAAGCAGAAGTTCGGGATTCATCCCGTTCTGTTCTATTACGGGAAGGAAAATCCTGAACTGTCCAATGAACACGGAACCGTGGTGTATCAAGATGCAGTAGAAGGAGTTCCTGATTATGTTGCTGCAACTTGGGGGCGGTTTTGGGTTACAAAATTCTTTCCTAATAAGATGTGTCTTGTCAGCGACCTTGATATGTTTCCGCTATCGCGTCAGTTCTTCTTGAACGCAGAACCAAAAACAAATGCATATACTCATCTAAACGCAGATGCTTACCATGTCGGGAACTTTGACTGCTGGAAATCTAATGGAGTCACGGTTCCTGTTTGTTACCATTTAGCAACATCAGAAATGCTTAACTCCGTCTATGACTTTTCTGATTCGTTTGCCGATGAGATGCAGAAACTACTCAACCGAGACTACAGCGAATACACGAGCGGATTTGCGTCTACTCCCGAAGCGCATTTGCAGAAGGCAAGTGCTGCCAATGGCGGTATGTGGGGAATAGACGAAATGTATTCGTCCTCACTCATACGAGAGTACTATCGTAGAGGTGGAATCGTGGATACAGGTCATCGAATTCTTCCTCAAAATAGACTGTGTAGATCACGGATTTCATCACAACTTTCTGCATTTGATTCAGGAACACATATTGACTTTCATTCGATTCGTCCGTACAATGCTTACGCAGCAGACATTCAACTCCTATTAGAAAGAGGCACAGCGTGAATATTCAATGCGTATTGTTTGATCTTGATGGCGTTCTTGTGAATGCCTGTGAATGGCATTATATTGCATTGAATGCTGCCATGCGAGAAATAGTTGGGTTTGAAATATCTAGAGAAGACCATATTAGTAAATACAATGGCTTGCCAACTGCTGTGAAGTTGGGTATGCTTGGATTGGAAGCCCCTACTGCTACACGAATTGAAGTATTAAAGCAGATGAAAACGCTTGAAATTATAGCGGAACATTCACAAATTATGCCAGAGAAACAGGAACTGCATTCTTATCTGAAAAGTCAGGGCATTAAGATTGCCTGTGTAACAAACTCTATCCACACTACCGCAACCGCAATGCTGCGACAGACGGGACAAATCAATTTCATGGACTTGGTTGTTAGTAACGGAGATGTTCCGCTAAACAAACCACATCCAGATTGTTATAACTTTGCTGTGAAGACTCTTGGTGTTGATCCATCTGCGTGTCTTTGCGTTGAGGATTCTCCCAAGGGCATTATTGCTGCTCGTGCATCATGTGTTCCTAATCTATGGGTGGTTTCAAACCCTTCGGATGTAACTCTTGAAAACTACAAGGAGATTGTGAAATGAAGATACTGATTCCTATGGCTGGACAGGGCAGCAGATTTGCTACGGAAGGCTACACCTTTCCAAAGCCGCTTATTGATGTTGACGGCAAGCCCATGATCCAAAAGGTAGTGGAAAATCTTAACTTTTCCGCAGAGTTTATCTTTCTTGTTCGCAAGGAGCATCTACGCAAATACGAAGGTCTTTCGGATACCCTTCATCGGATCACGGGTGGACAGGCGAAGATTGTGGAGGTTGAAGGATTGACTGAGGGTGCTGCTTTTACCGCTCTACTTGCCAAGGAACATATCAACACCGATGAAGATCTTCTAATTGCAAACTCTGATCAGGTGATCGAATACCGCCCCGAAAATTTCCTCACTATGAAGAACATGACCACGGCAGACGGAATCGTGTTCACATTCAACGCAGTTCATCCCAAGTGGTCATTTGCTAAAGTTGATGATGCAGGATTTGTAACGCAGGTGGCAGAGAAGGTTCCAATTTCAAATATTGCCACCTGTGGTATCTACTGGTATCGCAAGGGCAAAGATTTTGTTGAGGCGGCTGAAAGTATGATTGCCAAGAATATCCGCGTCAACAATGAGTTCTATATCGCGCCAGTATACAATGAAATGATTGGTGTGGGAAAAACTGTAATTCCATTCTTCGTACAGCAGATGCACGGGATTGGAACTCCAGAAGACCTACAAACATTTTTGAATAAGGGATTATGAAGATCGTTTCACACAGAGGGAACTTGAATGGGAGAAATCCTGAAAAAGAGAATCACCCATCATATATCCAAGCAGCAATAGATGCTGGTTATGATGTTGAGGTGGATGTGTGGTATGTTGACACACAGTTCTATCTTGGACATGATTGCCCTCAATACCAAGTATGTGGTACTTGGCTAAAGGAACTACAGAGTGTGTTGTGGTGTCACGCAAAGAACCCTTCTGCGCTTGAGCAAATGCTTGCTATTGGACTGAACTGCTTTTGGCATGAGACGGATCGCTATACCATGACAAGCCGTGGTATTCCGTGGTGTTATCCTGAGAACTACATCACAGGAGGCATCACCGTGATAAAAGAATCTCCTACGAATAAAACCACATCAGAAGATATGCTTGGAGTTTGTACTGATTACCCCGAAGACTGGAGCAAATAATGAACAAGCCGCTAATCCTAGCCTCACATTATTCAGAAACCCTGACATGGTTGGTAAATCAGAGCCAATACGATTTCGTTGTCTACTCCAAGAATGAAGTAGAGGTTTCCAAGTACAACATTTCTCCTGAGCGGGTTGTGTTGCTGCCGAACAAAGGAAAGGAAACCTCTTCATATCTAAAGTTTATTATTGATCGGTACGATTCTCTTCCCGACCATGTGGCTTTTTGCCACGGACACGACACCGCTTGGCATCAAGACCGAACTGTGTTTGCTGCACTTCAGGATTATTGTGGGCAGGAGTTTTACACACTTAATAATCCGTATTACCGTAATCTGTTGTTTGAAGGATGTCCTGACCAGATTGTTTGGGATCACATGAAACTAGCATGGCACTGTATTGACTTGCCGTTCCCGTTAAAACTTGAACACACAATGTCTGCACAGTTTGTGGCTCCACGAGAGTCTATCTTGAGGAATCCGCTGTCGTTCTATCAGAATTGCTACAATTGGATAATGGATCAGACTGTTCTAGATGATCTTCGATTGGGGATTATGTTTGAGCAGTTGTGGTACTACTTTCTAACACATAAGACTGTAGAGCCGCGCCTTTGCGCTCGGACAACAGTAGAAGATCGTGGGATAGTTTGTAATGTATGATTATCTAATTGTTGGTTCTGGTCTATTTGGCGCAATATTTGCGCGACAAATGACTGATGCGGGTGCAAGGTGTCTTATAGTGGACAAGCGCAACCACATCGGTGGAAACTGCTATACCCGTGACGAAGGTGGCATTCATGTTCACGAATACGGTCCACACATATTCCATACAAGCAGTGATCGCGTATGGGAATATATGAATCGGTGGACACGATTCAATCATTTTGTATATCGCCCCCGCGTCATTCACGGAGATAATCTGTACTCGTTCCCCATCAATATGTTCACTCTATATCAGTTGTGGGGGGTAAAAACACCTCACGAAGCACAGAACAAATTGTCTGAAGTTCGGCTTACCATTCCATCCCCCTCCAACCTAGAGGAATGGGTTCTGTCCCAAGTGGGAGAAGAGATTTACGAGAAGTTCGTCAAGGGCTATACCACGAAACAGTGGAACCGCGATCCTAAAGATCTTCCCGCGTCCATTATCAAGCGACTCCCCATTCGACTCACCTATGATGACAACTACTTTGATGATAAGTATCAAGGCGTACCTGTTGACGGATACACGCCCATCTTTCAAAAACTATTGAGTGGTATTCCCGTTGAAACAGGTGTAGACTATCTTAAAGATCGTGAGCGTCTTGAGAGTATGGCAAAAAAGGTTGTGTATACGGGAGCCATAGACGAGTTCTTCGGTTGCGATTTGGGCAGTCTTGAGTGGAGAAGTCTGAGGTTTGAACATCAGACACTTCAGATTCCTGATTATCAGGGAGTAGCAGCAATAAATTATACCGATGCCAAGATCCCGTATACTCGCGTGGTGGAACACAAGCATTTCATATTCGGAAAACAGGATCACACGGTCATTACCCACGAGTATCCACAGAATTGGGATAGCACAAAGGAAAAGTTTTACCCAGTGACTGACGATAGAAATAATGAACTGTGTATTCAGTATAAGAATAGGATTAACACCGACAGATACATATTCGGTGGTCGTTTGGCAGACTACAAATATTACGATATGCACCAAGTGGTAGGGTCTGCCCTAACACGCAGTGAAAAGGAAATTGGAAGATGAAAGCATTAGTAACAGGTGGAGCGGGTTTCATTGGATCTAATCTTGTTGATAGATTAGTTGCGGATGGTCATGATGTCACGGTGATCGACAATGAATCATCGGATGCTCACGATCATTTCTATTGGAATCCTGCTGTCAAGAATTATAAGTATGACATCAACGACTATACAATGGTTTGCAAACTTTATGAAGGTGTTGATACCGTGTTTCACCTTGCTGCGGAGGCGCGTATTCAGCCGTGCATTGAAAATCCTCTCAAGGCTGTTGAAGCCAATACGCTTGGAACTGCTACTGTGTTGCAGTGCGCTCGTGTGTGTGGTGTGAAGCGAGTAATATATTCATCAACTTCTGCTGCCTACGGACTTAGTAATACTCCTCCACTTGTTGAAACAATGCCGAATGATTGTCTCAATCCGTATTCTGTTTCCAAGACAGGCGGCGAGGAGTTGTGTAAGATGTACTCCAAATTATACGGTTTGGAGACAATCGTCTTTCGTTATTTTAATGTGTATGGAGAGCGTCAGCCACTGCGTGGTCAGTATGCTCCCGTGATAGGCATCTTTCTTCGACAAAGAGCAGCAGGAGAACCAATGACCATTGTTGGTGATGGAGAACAACGGCGGGATTTTACCTATGTGGGAGATGTAGTGGAAGCCAACATTAAGGCATCACAGTTTGTTGCATCAAAATATAATATCACAGATAATGGTTCGTGTCAGTCGTATCGGGGATGGGAATGGGGTCAGATTTACAATATTGGAACAGGAACCAACCACTCAGTGAATCAGATTGCTGCGTTTATGGGTGGTCAGACTGTAAATATTCCTCCACGCGTAGGGGAATCTAGAATCACTCTTGCCAATGCAAACAAAGCAAAGGAACATCTTGGATGGATTCCTAAAGTTCGTCTTGAAGAGTGGATTGCCGAGCATAAATAACCTTACAAGGAGATCGTGAAATGTCTACAGTATGCCTCTCAATGATCGTTAAGAATGAAACGCACATTATCCATGAGTGCCTCAATTCAATGTGGCAGAACATTGACTATTGGGTGATCGTGGACACAGGATCCACAGACGGAACCCAAGACCTTATCCGCACCTTTTTTGCAGAGAAGGGAATTCCTGGCGAACTCATTGAGAAGCCGTGGGTAGACTTTGGTCACAACCGTAGTGAAGCACTTGCTCTCTGTGATGGCAAGGCAGACTACGCTTGGATGATTGATGCCGATGACAAGATCATAGGTAATTTTGTGTATCCCAACGGCAAAAATCTCGTGCACGATGCGTATGCGCTCAAGTGCGGACGAGACGGGTGTGTGTGGTGGCGCAATCAAATCTTTAAGACAGGTATTGGTTGGAAGTATGTCGGCGTTCTACATGAGTACGCCCATTGCGACAAGCAGCCACTAAATCAATTCCGTATTGAGGGTGACTACGCTCTTGAGGCGCGTACACTTGGTGCGCGTAATGTAAATATTACACAGGTAGAGAAGTACACAAAGGACGCATAGATGCTGCTCAAGGCTCTTGAAACAGAGCCAACGAATTCTCGTTACCAGTTTTACCTTGCTCAGTCGTACTTTGATTCACAGCAGTGGGACAACGCCATTGCAGCGTACTACAAGCGCGTAGAGATGGGTGGATGGGAAGAGGAGTGCTACTACTCCCTGTTCCGTATTGCCCTGTGTGAAATCTCAAAGAATTCTGATTGGTCAATTGTTCAGCAGAAATTCCTTGACTCGTATGACTACCGTCCGTGCCGTGCAGAACCTCTTCACGCTATTGCACGATTCCTTCGCATGAACGGTCGTCCACGCGCTGCGTACCTGTTTGCGAAGGAAGCCGCACAACTCCCGTACCCACAGCAGGACATTCTGTTTATTGATACGAATGTGTACAAGTGGATGGCATTGGATGAACTAGCGGCTACGGCATTCTTTACCCACGATTTCAAGATTGGTTACTCTGCTTGCGAAACCCTGCTAAAGCAGAGCCGCTTGCCAGAGAGTGAAATTGAACGAGTTCAGAAGAACCACGCTGCGTACCTTGAGAAAGTCAAGGAAGTGGATGCCATGACACAGAAACTCGCCAAAGACACCAAGATGCCCCCGCTTACTCCCGTGCTAAATACAAAGCAGCACACCTTTAAGAAGCGGAGAAAGTAATGGCAAGAAACTCACCAAGCGGCAAGGGTCGTGGCGGATTTGCGAGTAGTCGCACTCGCCGCTCACGCAAAGCAGCAGTAATATGCAAGAGCGAAAATCGCGCTCGTAATGCCGCCAACAAAGCAAAGGCACTCTGATGGCATCAGGATACTACGATATTAACGCACAGCAGTACTCCACATTTAATTTTCATGTGGAGTATTACGACGAGAACGGCAATCGCGTAGACTTGACCAATTACACC